TAAGATCACTAGCATCACAGTTTTATCAGCTGCTTTGATTCCTCTTGCTTTTAAAACAAGGGTTTGAACTTCGAATTCATTCATTGTACTTCTCCTTTTTTACAATGGATGATTCTTTTTATATATATTACTTGTTATTTTGTCAAACTGATTTATATTATTTTATAATTTTATTTGACAATGATTTTATTCTCATGTAAGAAACATCATGTAAGCAAAAACATTCATGGAGGTAACATGAGCAAATTAAAAAACAGAATCAAAGCAGCCTTAGCCAAAGAAGGATACAACCTGGCAGATTTGGCAAGACGCATGGATATTCATCAATCAAGTCTTTCAATATATTTAAGAGGCAATATGAGAATGAGCACAGCACTCAAGATCTCTTCATCACTTGCAGACATGACAGGATATCACTTAACTCTCAATGACTTCAGAAAGGATGAAGACCAATGAACTTTCACGCAGGAGATCAATTCATTGACCCCAATACTGATGAAGTCTTTCACATTCAAGAGATGGAGGAGACTGTTGTTCATGCATTCAATCAACCGCCATTCAAAATCCATTCTTACTTTTTACAAGGTACTCAGGGCAATGAACTTGAATTAAATCATTGTGAACTTGTGGACCTTATCAACAACGACCAACTCATTGAGGAGCTTTAAATGCTATACGCTATTATCTTAATCTTAATCTTTGTAATTCTTTTCATGTGGGAAGAAGAACAACCAATCAAAATCAGCAAGTATTCACGAGTCATCAATCATGATGTTACATTGGCAATCTTTGAGGCCATGAAGCGCATTGAAGAACGTGAAGACGAAGACATTCAATATCTTATAAACCAAGGCAAGGTCACCAAAGACATCATTGAGCAAGATGCTGATAAGATCATGTTTCAGCGTGGGGAGTTCCCTGCTGAGATGACTTGCCTGGACGGTCGAGACTTTGCAAAGCTCGTCGTCGTATATCAAGAAAACGTGAGAGGAGCAAGCCAAGATCAGATCTCTTGGATGCTCAACTCAATCTTCAACTCTTAATTAACATAGATAAAAGGAAAAACCATGTTGAATCAAGATACTATTAACTTAATTGAAAATCTTAGTAAAAACAAGAATGACTTTGATGACAATGTCAAAGCATTCCTCACCTTTGGTCATCTCTTTGAAAACAATCCTGCTGTGACACTTGCAAACACATATGTAGTACAGGGTAAGCCTGCTCTCAATGCTGATGCAATGGCCGGCGTTGTAAGACGTTACAAAGATCATAATGGTGAAAAGATTTGTGCATATATTAGAATCGTTGAAATCAATGAATCAACTTGCACAGTGGCAACAAAAAGAAGAGATGAACTAGAATTTGATCTTGAGCATACTTGGACTTATACAATTGAAGATGCTGCAAAAAGAAACTCATTGAAGCAAAAGCAATGGCGTGAAATGCCTAAGAACATGCTGCACAAGAGATGTCTGACTGCATTGTTAAGAGCTGTATATCCCGAAATCATTGGACAGTCTTATAGTCCTGATGAACTTGCTGAATGTATGATCAAAGATGAGAAGTTAAGAAATGAAATAATCTATGCATCAACTGAAGGAACTCGACCACCTCAAGAGGTTTAATCCTCGTTTACATTCTTTACGTAAACCTTGTAAATCAATCACTTGCAAAATCTCCCAAATGGGAGCGAGTGTTTATTGTTAATAAGTTAGAGAATAATTATGGGCAAAAGAAAATACTACAAAAAAAGTCAGATCATTGAATATTGGTTTAGCGATAAAGGGTTTGAACGAATGTTTAAATGTCATAAAGATTTAGCATGCAGATTAGAGTATGATATACCTCATTGCTTTGCTTGCCAAAGAACAATGATTGATCTTGATAATAAACAGAAGTATGGAAATTTAAAAAACACTTCTGAAAATTGGGATATAGAATCAAACCTTGAAAAGTGTCACATCATACCACTGGCTCTCGGTGGAGATGATCACCCTTGCAACTTAGTTTTGTTATGTAAAGAATGCCATAAGTTAAACCCAAACACAGATGACGAGGATTTGTATTGGTTATGGATGAAAGGAGTAGAGGACTCTTATTCTGCTGACGTAAAGAATTTTAAACAAGCTTTTAAAAACTTCAAAATTGATGGTGACTATTACATGATTTACCATGTAGAGATTCAAAAAATTATCCACACAATATTACAAGATGAAAGTCAATTTTTAGTGGTTCCAAATGCCGGCAGATCATCAATGTTTGGAGCATCTCCCAACTTCACTCCTCTACTTTCTGTTACAGCTAAAGCAATCAAAAAGCACAAAGAGCTTCAATCATCAAGTGGTCAGCTTTCATTATTTTAATTTACATACACATATTATTCTGTTAAGAATTATTGTGTTAATATTCATACATAAGAGAGGGTTGCTTCATATGGTCTTGCAGGACCGAAGCAGCTCTTTTTTTTTGGGTTAAAAACTTAAAGTACATTCCCCACCCGAGCAAGCAGGATCAAGAACAGGATTCTCACCTTCCCCCTCGACAAATAAGTTGACCCCCTCCCAATCAATTGAAGCAAGATCATTCCAAGTCTTTTCTGAGTCATGGCCATCAACGACAGTTTGATAAGGTGCCATATCATATAAATGATCAGCGACGTATCCGAGCAGTGCCACCCCTCTCAATGACTCTCGATGATCCCAAATGAATGAAGCAACATCATTCCACTCATCTTCTTTCACTGTACAAGTATTACTTACATTATGGGTCAAGCCTTCAACTCTTGTCTTTGTGCTGCCAGGAAGAACCCAATTCTCATAAACTGTCTTAACTCTTTGAAGGTGAGTCATTGCATTTGATGATTCTCGAGTGATGCTTTCCTTGGGTGCTTCACATGCAAATGAAATGATTCCAGTGTTCTCATCATGATCATGACAGGCTTGAGGAACCTTGCTTATCAGTTCATCCCATATTGGATTGACCTTTGAGATTCTCATACGTCGGATATATTTCTTTGCATGATGTGGATGGATGCCAGAAGAGATGCCTCCTGCAATCGTTGACGTATTACCACTTGGCTTCACACATGTTGTTCTTGATGCTGAGTTGATCCCAAGGATCTTTGCAACCCGTTGATTCTCTTTGTTGATGATGTGCGCTCCTGCTCGTAATAATGCTGGATGAAATGAGATGTCATTCTCACACATGCCTGTCATGCTCACACCAATGAGAGCTTCACGCCTCAAGATCTTTTGAGTGATGTGCCCAAGATAACCCGAGCGAGTATAAGCCGCTTGAAGAGTTCCAATGAAGGAAGCAACTTGGCAGGCCTCAAAGAATTCTTTTGCTGACTTGTTCTTTGCCATGTTGATCTCTGTGAGGTTGCATGATTGCCAGCCGCTAAAATATGAATATCCTTTTTTGATGTATGTTTCTTTGTTCTCCAACATGTCAAGCGTTACATGGTCAATCACATCACCATATTGATCACGAATGAGCAGACCGAGCAGGCCAATCTCAGCACATGGGTTTGTCCCATGTTCATCACTCTTAAAGAAGGCCACACCAGGTTCACCCCATTGTTTTGAAGCATCGACAATTTCATTGACAGTTGACTGTTGCTCATTACCATCGAGCTTGATACCTGCTGATATATTTGCATATGCTCTTTCTGGGTGATCCTTCCACCAGTCCCCCTTCTTTGATTCAATCATCTCCTCATCATCCTCATCAAAGATCGCAATGGATGCAGATCTTCTCACGCCACCGGACAACACGGCCTCACTCAAGTACATGACTATATCAAAGCAATCAATTGGGTGGAACTTCTCATCTCTTACAGTCATGTCTCTTAATCGAGAGCGAATCTTTTCAAGTGCAATCTTCAAAGGTTTGTATCCTGGCGCTCGACCTCCCGAGGATATTGGCGCTCCTTTTCTTCGAATCAATGAATAATTAAAATCAATCTCTTTGTCATGCTCGAGATCATAATATGAATCGAGGCAATATGATTCAATCAACATTAAAGCGGCATTTGCCCACCCTTCAATTGAGTCAGAGATAAAGCACTTCTTGACAGGTCGTGTTCTCCAATGTTGCTCAGATATCAAACGAGGTAACTTTGAAACATGTTGGCGACGTATTGAGAAGCCAGTACCACAACCCGAAAGGAGGAGCCAAAAGGCTTCAGCAAAGAATCTGATTCTATCACATGGGGAGAACGTGCAATTGAACATCCTCATATTATTGCGCTCAATAGCTCTGCCACCAAATTGAGTTGACCTCTGACTTGCAAAGACTCTCTTCTCACGTACAAAATCAAAAGCTTTTCGAATCTCTGTTTCAAGATTTAAGTCTTTGAACTTCTTTTGATGCATTGACTCAACGCGATTCACAGCATCAATCCATGACTCACGACCCCCTTCAACCGGCTTTGCGTATTGTGCTGCAAAGCTCACCTCTCCCAAAATCTTATTCTGCATTTGTCTTCCTTTTCACAATTGATGAACAATTAATTTATGAAAAGAATCCTGATGATGCAATTAGTCTTTTAATAAGTTTTTTACTGATGTATCAATCCTTGTAAGTGTTACTTGTATATTATCTAATTTTTTTTCAATTGTTTGAAATCTGTTTTCATTCACTTTTGATTGCTCTTCAAGAGTGACAACCTTTTGTTTTAATTGCCCAAGGTCTTCGGCTGACTTAAGCTTCTCTTTTAAAAATGAGAGGTATGCAAACACCACTCCAGCGATTGAAACAAATGAAGCAAGTGCATTGATTGAGCTAATATCCATAATTAAATTCCTTGGAGAAACCAATGATCTATGAAAAAATAATATCACTTATATCAGATAAAATCATCATCTCAATTATTTTATTGATAAGTTCCCTTTCATATATATCTTATCAAGCTGGTCTTGAAGCTGGATTTATTCCTAAAGAAAAACTTTGTGCTGATGAAATAACTTGGCTCGATCAATGCCATAAAGATTTGATTGAGATGCAAAAAGACAATCTTGAAGCTGTCACACAATGCAAAGCATCTTGTCACCTTGATGTCTGCAAACCGATATGTACAAAGCAAGTCAGCGAAGCAATTGAGAGCTATAAAAAGTTAATGCATGAATTCAAATGTGGAGGTTCAAAATGATTCACTTATTGCTTACACCAATTTTGTTATTCTCTTCAATCCTCACTGAGATTACTTTGAATGAGAATCATCGAATCAAAGGGATTGTCGTTACTGCCAATACTCAAGTAAATCGTGATCTCATGGCTGTGACACCTGGCGATTGGATATTGATGAAGGGGCTTATCGAGTCGAATGATGGAGAGTGCAAAGCAATCATCAATGATGGTATTGCAATTTGCAAGCATCAACTTGATGTATGCCATGATACATGCGGCAGTGTTCCCGACTATCAAAAGACTTTGATTAAAACATTACAATTGGAACTTCAAGACAAACGACAAGATCTCAAGATTGTAAAGTATAAATCAAAAGCATGGAAATATGTTGCCATTGGTTTGGGATCGGTTGCCATTGGTGCAACAACATACAGCATTATCAAATAAAAAAACCCCAAGCACTCGCTTGAGGTTCGGATGTCGTGACCCACTCCCCAGTGGACATAACAATATTATAACACTTGAGGAATCACTTGTCTTTAGCTTCAAGCTTTGCAACCTTCAGCTTTAATTCATTTAAGTCTCGCCATATCTCAATCCGTCCACCCTTGCAAGCCTCATAGTTTGTCTGAATTCTTGCGTTCATACCTTCATCAATCTTTGTGATCTTCTCTTCTTGCACGCTGTTTAATTGTGCTGAAGTTGAGAGGTCTTGATTGATCTTACTCAGAATGCTGCTCATGTACCAAATTACACCGATAATCGTACCGAGCAATCCAAGTATTTGAAATAAAGTATCTGAGTCTATTGTCATTTATCTGATCACAATCGTTACGAGTTCACCGGCTTGACGTTGAGCCGCATTGATAAAATTAGGACAGATGATGCCTGCATGATTCGCACCGTTATCAACAAAGACCGCGCCATTCTCAACATTCATCTCACCCCCTTCATCAGGAATTAATCGGCTTGATTTTGCTTCGATTTGTCCTTGCATTTGCATTTGAACAAAATAGTAAGTTTCATCTTCTGATAATTGTGCTTGATCTCTTGCCACTCCCAAAGGCGTGGAAAGGGAGTTGGCTTTGGTCCACAATTGAGACGAACTATCATATGATAATACGTCTCCTTTGACAATGTCTTGATTTGTTTTAACTGATATCCACATTTAAAAATCCTTTGTTTATCCTAATTTAATGATAGTCATTCCGGTCATCCATTGTTCTTTTTGTCCTGGAATTTTAATTGAACCGCTTTTTGCAGTAACTACAATCCTAAAAACATCATTTGTTGTTGCTGTCATTATTGCAACTACTAGTCCTCCATAAAAATTATTATTATTTTGAACATAAGTCTTTGCCCCTGTATTTCCAGAATTGTTTTCCCATTGCCAGGTTACATTTGTTCCTGTATGACAGTGAGTCCCTGCAATGCATAAATATGTGCCAGCTGTAGGAACGTCTATTGATTCATTCCATACGCTAGTTGAAACAGCTGTATTTGTAGAAGTTGCATTATTGAAAATATTTGTACTTCCAGTTGATGAGTATAACCTGGCTGAATTCGTGTTTTTTCTAATACAGTTGTAATCATTAATAGCAAAATAATAACTTCCAGCCCCATAGCCACCACTATATTGAAATATTCCAGCATGCAACTCAACGCCTGTATCAGTTGATCCAGTAGCAACAAAAGATGAGCCGTTATAACCGAGCATATCACCGCTAGAAACACTTGTTGTATCAACGTCACTCAAGTCATTTAAGGAAATATTAATTTCACTTGATGAGCTTGGTTCTTGATTGCCGACTTTTATTTTATTATGACTCATAATTTTAAACCTTCATAATGAATAAAAATGAATGCTCACTTGGAACCGTCCCTTGATTTGCAACACTGTCAACATTGTTGGATTGACCAAATCTAATTTTAAAAGTTTCACTAGAAGCTAGATTCATGTAACTCTGTAAAGTCGATGCAACACCTGATGCATAAGAGGTTGAATTATCACCGATCAAAGCACTGTTTGAAATCTCATCATTATTGGAGGTCTTAGCTAAATTAAACAATAAATACCCACTAGCAGAAAAAACAACACGGGTTTGACACTGAACAAAATATTGACCTGCAGGTAAAGTGATTTCCCTTATCCAATTGCTTGTTTTTGTTAACGAAGCACCAGCAATATTTTCTATGGGACTAGTATCATATATTTGCAGAGAGTCCCCTTGTGCCAAACCTGTGGCAGTGCTGCTTGAATAAGGTTCACTTTCTCCTTGTCCTACTAAAATATACTGAGGACTGCCAGCTGGCGCAGCTCCAGTGTCCCAAGATGAACCATTGTATTTGATTACTTCACCACTTGAAACTCCACTTGTTGAGACATCACTGAGGTTATCAATAGCAACTGAAATCTCACCGCTTGCATTGGGTTCTTGACCTGCAACTTTGATTTTATTATGACTCATACAATCTCCCATTCTGATGCACCAACAACCAAAGTGATTGATGAATATAAGACACTTAGGGTTTGACTTGTAGCGCCGTCAATTGTATCGCTTCCTGCTCGATTAATAGTCACATCATAAGCGGCATCTCCTCGAGCTTGCAACTTGAATCTGATTTGTTGACCATCAGTCAAAGAACTTAAAGCAGGAAGGTTAACAACAAATGTTGCACTATCTGCATTGATTGAATAATGATAATCAGCGGCAGGAGTCAACGGACTATGTGAAGCCGTGGTTCTCGCTTGATATGTCAGACCACCTCCACCGCTTGCTTGGTCCACCCAATCGAGATTTCCCGAACCATCACTTTTAAGTACTTGATCAGCATTTCCATCAGTATTTGGGAAGGTCAAAGTATAAGAAGCGGCAGCCGAATGAGGAGGACCTTTGAGAGATATACCATGTGAGTTTTGTTCACAGTTTAAAACAATTTGACCAGAACCACTTGTTGCATTTCCTTTGATTGTAACTTTGCCATTACCATCAGGAGCCAGTTCAATATCACCATTTGAAACACTTATGATGTCTTGACCATTGACATCAAGAGAGCCACCGAGTTGGGGGCTTGTGTCTTCCACAATATTGGTTGTAAGTCCTGTGAGTTGGGAACCATTGACAGCAGGAAGACCGACCGCATCAAGCAAGACAACGTTACCATTTGAAGTTCCGTGGTCTTTAACTGCCGCAGTTCCAAGTCCAAGATTGGTTCGTGCTGTCGTTGCATTATTAAGATCACTTAGATTGTTAGCAATAGCGAGTTTTGTGGCATCCGTTCCGGTGACATTCGTTAATTGAGAACCATTGACAGCAGGAAGACCAACCGCATCAAGTAAAACAAGATCACCATTTGAAGTTCCGTGGTCTTTGACTGCTGCAGTTCCAAGACCAAGATTCGTTCTTGCTGTTCCTGCATTATTGAGATCACTCAAGTTGTTAGCAATAGCCAACTTTGTGGCATCCGTTGAAACAATGTTTGTTAATTGGGATCCATCCACAGCAGGGAGCTTTGAAGTTCCATCAAGTTGAACAACGTTATTCGCACTTGTGCCAACGGTTTGAGTTGCCGCTGTACCAAGACCAAGATTCGTTCTTGCTGTCACTGCATTATTGAGATCACTTAAGTTGCTAGCAATAGCGAGTTTTGTGGCATCTGTTCCTGTGACTCCTGTGAGCTGTGATCCATCTACAGCAGGGAGACCGACCGCATCAAGCAGGACAACATTTCCATTTGCTGTTCCTGTGCTTTTAGTTGCCGCCGTACCAAGACCAAGATTCGTTCTTGCTGTTCCTGCATTATTGAGATCACTTAGGTTGCTAGCAATAGCCAACTTTGTGGCATCCGTTCCGGTGACATTCGTTAATTGAGAACCATTGACAGCAGGAAGACCAACCGCATCGAGTAAGACAAGATCACCGTTTGACGTTCCATGATCTTTGACTGCTGCAGTTCCAAGACCAAGATTCGTTCTTGCTGTTCCTGCATTATTGAGATCACTCAAGTTGTTAGCAATAGCCAATTTTGTGGCATCCGTCCCTGTGACTCCTGTGAGCTGTGATCCATCTACAGCAGGAAGACCAACCGCATCAAGCAGGACAACGTTACCGTTTGACGTTCCATGGTCTTTGACTGCCGCTGTACCAAGACCAAGGTTGGTTCTTGCCGTTGTTGCATTGTTAAGATCACTAAGGTTTGATGTTATTGCTAAAGCTCCAACATCAGCAGAATCCAATACAACAGGACCGGTTTTAGTATTGACTGAGACCACTGCATCAGTATTGTCAATCACATCAAACATTGCAGAAGTCACAGGGTTTGCAGAGTCCTGATTGAAAACAATATGATCTCCAACATTAAGGGTTACCCCTGCCAACGTGCCAGCAACTGACACAATGTAGAAGTCACCTTTCTTTGCTGTAACTAATGAAGGGCTTGATGTGGTTGCATTGTATGAGCCTTTGTAAACAAGACCACCAGTGACAGCACCGCCGCCAGTTCCGCGGAATGATTCGAATTTAATACTCATAATTAACCTCTATTAAATCCGCAATACACAACAAATGAATCTGATGAATCAGCCTTCTTGTATGCAATGCTTGTGATGTTGGAAGATGCAAGAGCTTGACTATCAATCGAGTAAGATGAAAGCAAAGGGATAACTCCATCAGTGTTAGCAATTCCATCACCAGCACCGGCCGCAGCTCGTAACTTAATAAAAGACACACTTGAAGTATTTGAAGAGTTAGCACCGACAAAAGCGAACTTCAAAGAAGCTGTGATTTGTGTGCCTGTGGTAGGATCATAAAAGTCAGCACTTGTCAAAGAGTGCCAATCGGTATCACTGACACTACTGGCATTATAAGCCCCAATGATTTGGCCTGCTGATATAGGATTTTGAACTGATAATTTATTGCTCATTTGTTTTCTCTTTCTTTTTTGCAACGACGTTTGAACCTGCATAGACGAGATACAAAGTATCAATCAGCCCAAGGACTTCAGTTGATGCTTTGTTGAATGCTGACAGTGTGCAAACTGTGATCAATGTTACAAGGAACATGAAGGACTTGCGACCTCCAAAAGCTTTAATTAATTTACTCATCAAAGTCCTCATCTCTCAAGCGGTATATATGGGCAACATTAAAAATACTTCTTTTGCGCTTGATCACTCCCTCTCTGATGTCGAGGTCTGGACCTGCACCAACTGCATTTCCTTCAATAGTATCAAAGTGTCCATCATCATCAGGAGTACTCAATGCAATGGTAATATGATTCCCATAGCTTGGGGTTTTTTGGTCTGATGTATACACCACCACAATATCACCTTTTTGAATCTCAGCGACTTTTCTTGATGTGCCTCCCCATGCATTATACATTCGATAACATGAAGGGAAGATCTTTTGACGAATGTTAAATATAACCTTGGTATAACACCACGCCGCGAAAGCTCCACACCAAGCGAATTGACCATTCTTTGTATAGTCATCTTCCCAAGTCCATCCGATACCCTCTCTTGATTTGATGTATAAAGTGATCGGTGCTGAGTGACCACCAAGGCCAGGTTCAGTAACGTTCTTTTCCCACTCGTCGCAAGCTCTTTGGATGACTTCTCTTACATGATGTGTTTGTTTTGATTCATGGTCAAAGCATCGATCCACATACTGCAAAGGGTTTAAATCAAGTTGAGCATGGTTGACATCTCGTTTGAGTCTTCTGATCTGATGCTCATAGTCTTCAAGTTTTTTAATTAATTCTGCTTTGGTTGTCATGCGTACTCCTGTGCTTTGTCTGATGATCCAAGGACACCGGCAGCACTTGCAAGGTAAGCATCTTGCTTATGATCTGCTGATGCATTGTTGTAAGTTGTTGGCTCAAGTGTTCCAAGTGTTGACACTCCATGAGCTGCCGTAAATGTCACGACGGCCCCAACAATTGATTGAATTGTCAATCCTGTGATTGCACCGTCTTCATTTCCAAATGGTAGAAAGTCAACCACGTCATTCACTGCAAAGAAGGAGGTGTCATCACTGCTAAAAGTATTCGTTGAGACTGTGAGTTCTGTGGACGATGTAACAAAAGTCACCTTCAAAGTTGAGTTCCAATTGACAACGCTGATTCCAGTTCTAATAATCTCAAGCTCACATCCTTCACTCATAAGTTCTTGATTGATGGATTTAACCATGCCAACTTTGTCAGTGACTCCATATGAATCACCCAAGTCTTTGAGATGTGGCGACGAGCATTTGACGTATGATCCAACTTCAAGAAAGATTGATTTACCTGTGCCAATTGAGCCGGTCCACAATCTCATTGGATCAGATAATACATTGAATACTCTTGATGCTATTGGAAGGAAGTAATTAAAAGCATCACCTGCACCCGATCCAACATCAATTGAATTAAGGCCATACAGGTCAATTGTAACTTTGCTTTTCTCTCCACCATATCGATTGATTGATTCTTGATTGTTGAATATCACATGTTCCAAGAATTCATTCTGATCATTATCCCAATCAAAGTTGATTTCACATTGTGTTACTATGTCTTCATAGATTGACCACGTTGGAGAAGGATCTGTCAACCAATCTCCAGCGCTTATCGTTGCAGATACAAATTGATCCAACTCAGTCCCCAATGATTCAAGCGTGATCTTTGGAATACCTGATGCACTCCTCTTCATGATCAGAATGCAACCAATGGACTTGAGCAAAGAATCAAAGAAGTCACGAGGATTAAAATCATCAACTGAAAACCCACGGCTCAACCATTCAATTTGCCTGCTGCCATTATTCAAGAATGAATCAACGTCTATATCATCCTCATGGATGGACAAACCGAAACCAAGAGTGTCATAAGTTCCATTGTTACCACCTCCACCACTTTGGAGGATTTTCAACATCATCTCACCAGGGGAAACAAAGTATTCATTGACCCCACGTTTGACAATTGTTCTTTCTTGACCATTCCAGTCTCCGAAGTGTCCTTGTCTTTCGTTTTCTCTGAATCGTCTTAAGTGGATCAAGAAGCCGGTTGACAATGCTTCTTCATGTGTCGCTTGGAAGTATAACGTCTTTGACCTACCAGCAGCATAATCAAATGTTTCAACTTGAATTCCATAAAACACATTGGCAGTTGCTGAGGTTGGAAGGTTTAAAGAACTCTCGCAAAGAATGCCTGGTTCATTGGCTTGCTTATATGCTGGTGAGATGTTCACATCAGCAAATGAAGAGGTCGATCTTTGATTTGGGAATTCAATGGTTTTTACAAGAGTGCTATTTCCTGCATAGTTGGGTTTGCTTCCATCATTCCACCAGTCGAGAGGATAGAACACCCGACGACCGTTGGACAATCTTGATCTTACTTCTTGGGTTGCGCTTCTCCAATATGCATATCTATAATTTGGGCTTGATCGATACCACGCTGAAGAGTACCAAAGATGGATCCTTCCTTCGTGGGGGGTCCATCCTCGATGATCCGAAAGTGTTACAGCACGAACTTGATCACCTCGAATTTTGAAGTTGCTGAATGCACCATCAACCCCTTGGTGGGTTGTAATATTATTGAGAGCTGTGTTGATGACATCCGGCCAACTTTGAAGTGAATCACTTGCAAGCTCAAACCTTTTAATTTCCCCACGGTTCTCAATCTTAGCCACAAGATTACCAATGACATTCACAGCATTAATAAGATCCGCTTGGGATGTTGCTCCTGTGATTGCATGACTGACCGTGATTCTTTGGATTGATCCTGCTGTGGCCAAGGCCACAGGATAAATCTTTAATCCTGTGGTTGTGATAATCATTGGGTAACGTGGATGGCATAGGGTGGCTTGAGCATCTTGTCCATTTGACAAGCTTGCATCATAAATTTCTTGAAGTGGGATGCCAGGATACAAGATATCAACATCAGTCTTTGTATTGTCGCTTGAGTTCTGAACCGCATTTGTTAATTGAAGGATATAATCATTTCTAAATGCTGAACCGAACTCGAAGACGTTTGACTTATTCTTGAAGAAGTAATGCCGATCTTGAAGGAGGAATGAAGAGGATCCCTTCTGATCACTTAGCTCAGTATCAAGTAAAGCAGTCAAAGGAATGATTGAAAGATTGATGGTTGATCCATTTTCAACATATGGGGATGACTCGATGAATCCATTAATGACACAAGTGAAAGCACCAACAACGCCGGTTGAGCTTTGACTAGCTACATATAACTTGCAACGCCGTCCTCTAAAGATTGTGATTTCATCTTCAACAAATGGGATTGATGAGGTTTGAGCATCGATCCTATGAGATTGAAACTGACTACCACCAACGCCACGGCTTGAGATTGTCATATTGGTTGCTGTGAAAGCTGTGACTTTGAAAGTCTCTGCACCTATGTGCATAAGTCTAGGAACTGACAACCCAGAAAGATCAGAATCAAGATTGATTGTTTGAGGTAGAGAATTAAACGTGATGTCGGTTTCAAGATTAGCTCTTGTGATATTATCTGATCTCTTGCCAATTCTACCAAAGACAACACCCGGATCACTTTCAAGATTGTTCTTGAGAATCGATAACTCAATTGATACAGCCCCATACTCAGCGACACCACCAACGGGATCAATTGAACTATTGAAGGAGCCGATTGAAACAATGGCTTGAGTGTCATTGTATGCAATACCACTCACGACATTTGAATCAAGATTACTATTTGAAGGAGGAATGATTGAGTGATATCGATATTTCAATCCTGCAATCTCAAGCGCAAACACGCGCCGTCCTTCATCTCTTGTTATGCTCATGATAAATCCGCTCGATAAAGATCAAAGGTTGTGAATGATTTCAACTTGCAATCACTGCATGAGATATTAAAAACCATCCTCTCACCTCTCGCTTGATATGATCCCACTGTATTGGGAATATATAAAGGACGAGGAGCTTCAGGACTCACATTTGTTGGAACGGCTGAAGGTATAATATAACCGGAATCAACCATGAAGTTTTGAGAGTATTGTGTTGATGTCTCTGAAGTGAGCAACATACTATCAGCAGAATTGAATCGAATACCATGATCCACAACCGCAACTTGTGAATATCCCGAACCCGAGTCAAAGAGCAATCCAATCTCGACATCGATCACAGGAGAAAACTCTGAGCTTCCTGCATCCTGTCCAGTTGTGCCGCTTTCATATTGTGCAATGATCCCGATCCAATCAGACACAAGGCGAGTTGCTGAAATCAGCTTGTGACTCTCAGTGTACCCTTTGGCAATCCTTCCATCAGATTCGGCAATCCTCGTATTCATGTAATCTCGACCATTGGCAACATGAGCAAATGCAAATGTTGATCTCATGATTGGATAATTTGTGCGATTCAAAAACTTGACATAATTGAGTTGATTCAATGCATTTGACATTGATGATACTGCTGAACCGAAAAGCACTTGGCCATTATTGCAGGAAGACTTTTGAGGTAGTAAGCTCAGAGCCGTTGAGATTAGCATGTCATACTCCAATCAGCGTCATTGCAATGATTGTGTTTGCCGTGGCTGTACCACTGGCGGCCGGTGGATATCTTTGAGATCTTGCATTGGCAAGCGATACCAAGTTATCTTGATTCTCATTTGTTGCGTCAAATGTCGCTTGATAGTATGGCAGTCTGGTATCTCCAACGGTTGAAAGCTGTGCATTGTCAATCTCTAAATCGAATACATGCCACCCAATAGTTGTATCACTCGCTTGATTGATGCTCAATGATTGACCAAAGAATGTAAAGTCAACATCACCAATTGCTTTGACATGAAGCTCTAACTTATCAAAGCTCAAGTTCTCAAATCCACTTGGTAACAATGGATAAGCAAAAAGAGAATTGATGTCACCAACACCAATATATATTTGACTTGAGGCAGCGTCTTCAGCATTGGGATAAAGTGTTGAGCTTGTACTATATACACCCGACCAACTGAGAAGACTTCTGAAGCGCTTTCTTAACTCACCAATATTATCAATCATGTTGTGAGCAAATCGAGATGTGAATGCATTGTTGACAGTCGTTCGAGTGGTTCCAAATGGAGTCACAAAGGATGATGCATTATATTGATTCTTTTGGCCTGCTGGTATGGGTGACACAATCCTTTTGAAATATGCCATAACTGAAAAGATTTCAACTTCTGCTCCCGAGTTGGTTTCAATCTCCATTGTCACAGTTCCATAGTAATGGTTGCCAGCAGGGAAGACAATTACTCCGTTGTTATTTGCAAATGCATTTGTTGTAGAACTAAGAGCCAAGATTGACGTGACAGTTGTTCCATTGACATCCAATGTAAATCTGATGTTGCAACCCGTCACTGATCCATGGGTTCGATAATTGACAATGTATTCAATCTCATCATGATCCAATGAGACGAGAGGCACTCTCCATTCTGCCATTTCAGTATATGAGGAAGCACTTGTGATGAAGCAACGATCAGCAAAGGCTTGAGATATTACATTCTCACAATTGCCAGTTGCAAAAGCAAAGTTCACCCCATTGGCCATCCTCTCAGGAGTCGAGAAGGTGACTTGTCTTCCTGCGACGGTTGAAGCAGGATCGGCAAGGATTGTTGTTGCATTATACGAGTTACTCATTCAAGTGCTCGATTCTCATGTTGACTGGTACACGTCGCCTCATGTTATTGGGGAACATCAAGTTGAATTCTGTGGTGATCATGCAACCTCTGATCCTTCCTTCAAATCCATTTCTTGAGCTGGTGAATACTAAGTCATGAGCAGGCTGAGAGGCATTGACATCAGATGATATCAAAGAACGTCTTGAGTCTCCCCATACTTGATAAAAGTTTACACGCTCCCCCTTGGATGCATGATTGATGAACTTATGAATAAAGTGTTGATATAGGTTTATCAGATCAAGATTAGCGTCAAGATCAAAACCAAGGACAGTCGTTGCATAGGTTCCAACATAGTTGCTTGTATATCCTCCGCCAATCTTGCGACGTGATTGGCTTACATTCTCGGTGCTCACATGGTTTTGTTGATATGGTCGAGATGGCACAAGGACCGCCTCACATGGATAGGTTGCAGTTAATACGCTGTATCCGTTAACAGTGGATGCCGCTTCACTTCCTGTGAATCCAAGGAAGTCTCTGATGGTTGTATCGTTCCAAGTTAATGCAGTAAGTCCAACACTTGAGTTCACCACATGACCATCATTGTTGATATACCATCGAGTATCTCCACTCGTTGCAGTTACATCAGCACCTTCAAGCGTTCCACTGTTAAGGTCATCAATGTCACCATTACCACGTTCACGACAGGCAACAATTAAATCTTGAGCATTACCAATGAAATTAAAATTGAATGCACCTGCTCCCCCGATTTGTTCAATGGTGTATGAGAATGCAATGATCTCACCTCGTAACCATTCACCTGGAGAGGTCACCTTGTAAGCTAATAAAGGAGAGCCTATTGTGGCTGATCCACTGTAGTTGACAAAGGTTGTTCCAATTCCAAAGACATCAGTTGCAAAGTCGGGAGCGCCGGTTGTATTGTATTTTATCTTGAATGTATGAGTTGAGCTGATCTCAACTTTATCATTTGCATCGATTCCAATGTGCCAATCAGTTCCAAATCCTCCCCCTCCTGCTGATGTCAACAAGAGTGAGTCGGGAAGGTTGATACCGTTGGCCATACCTCGCCCATTCAAGAAGCTGATCATGTCTTCATAATTGTCTGACCAAGTGCCACTGATGGCAGTGGCTCCACGATTAAAAGGCTTACTGTTAATTTGAGATAGATCAGTACTTGCAAGTAAAGCAAAGTTAGGAGAAGGGGATGGATTCATGATCTTGGTGCTCCTCTTCGGTTTGATCTCATGACTTTTGTTACACGATCAGCAAGCGCTTGTTCAGCTGCTCTTTTTGTATCATACACGACAGCCCCAGAAAAGTTAACATTAAAGACCATGCTTGAGCTTGTCGCCTCTTCACGTTGTGTCATGGATGAGGTTTGAGGAGATCCACTTGGTGACATCCCACCACCACCACCACCAAACGAACCACCACCGCCACCACCACCGAGAGCACTTGAAGCGGCACCAGCCGCAACGGCCGCCGCACCAAAAGCACCAGCGGCGGCAAAGTGATTTGTTGCTCCTGCTGGATTGATGAATAAAGCGGCAATTCCTTTTGCTGTCTCCATGAGTGACTCGACACCAGCTTGCTTTGCTAAGGCTTGAAGAACCAATGAAGTTGAATTCTTGAATGACTCACCCATGAGCATGGCACCAACGGCCGCTTCAGCAAATCCCTTACCCATATCTGCAAACATGTCTTTGAACTTTAATTTCATTTCATCAGTTTCACGGTTCAAAGCCTTCAAGAACTCAATCGAAAATCTTCTTTGCAGTTCTTGCTTTCGCTCCTCATTGTCTTGAGCAAGCCTCAACTCTTCATCATGCTTCACTTGCAACATTAATAATTCTCTTTGTGTCTGATCTTCAATTTGTTGAATCTCAAAGTTTAAAGTCTCAAGTGCAAAGGATCGACGTTGCTCTTCAATTTGTTTTTCTTCTTGAAGTCTTTGTTGTTCAGCTTGTCGATTGATGGCTGTGACCTCATTCTCAAAGGATAGCCTTGCAATCAGTTGTTGATTTAGGTTTCGACCTGCAAGTTTTTTGGCAGTGTCAAATCGGTGTCTTGCAAGTTGGATTTGTTTTAATGTTGAATCTTCCTCGGCTTCAAGTTGGAGCTGTCTGATTCTTGCTCCTTCTGTCATCCTCCTAAGTTCCGCTTGCTTCTCTTTTTGAAGTCGTGCCATTCTTGCCGCTTCCATTCTTTGGGCTTCCTGGCTTCTCTTCTCTGATGCCGCTTTTCTTTTCTCATTGATTTCATCAATTGCTTTTTGAGTCTCAAAGACTTCTCTTCTGTTAGCAACCCTTTTCTCATCAATTAATTTAATTGCAAGCTCGAGGTTTTGATTCTGTTCAAGTAAAGCTTTGGCGTTCTCTTTGTTGCTTTCAGCTTGGATCAATGCTCTCTTTGTGTCTGCTTCAATTTGAATTGATGTGAGCTTGAATTGGTCCTCTGACTTCTTAGTCTCTAAGTCTGCCAGCACTAAACCCTTGAGCTTCTCTGCATTCTCTTTTACTTTACCAAGTAAGAATTCAGCAGACCTCTCCTCAAGTCCTTTGTATATTTCTTCTGTCTCCTTTTCTCCTTTCATCACTTCTTTTTGTTCTACGCTTAACTTGTCATAAGATCGGCTGACAGCATCATTTTGCTTTGCTAGATTCTTTTGTGCTCGAGCAAGTCTTTGTGTTGCGGCTGACATGGCACTGATATCATCATGTTGCTCTTTGAATACTTTGTTTTGATTTGCCGTTGCTTCTCTTAGTTCTTTAGTTGCTAGATGTAATTTAGCATAACTTTTAAAAAGCTTTTCTTGTGCTGTCTGAAGCTTTTCTTTTGAGAACTGCACTCTTGAATTCATTAAAGCAAAAGTTTTCATTTCCTTGTTAGCCGGAACAACTCCCTTCTCAGCTAATGCCTCTAGCTTACTTTGTAAGTCACCAGCCGCCGCCGCCATGGCTGATTGATTCTCTTCAGCTTCTTGAGCTGCTCCACTTATCATTTTAAATGTTTCAAATAAAGCAAACCCAGCAGTTGCAACCATCCCAAGGGGACCAAGTAAACCGAGCAGTCCTTTTGATCCAACTTGCCCAACGTTCTTAATGCCTGCTTTCAACTCTCCAAAACTGTCAACAATCCCAAAGACTGATTCACCAACGCCGGCAAGACCTTCACCGAGCTTCTCATTTGTCGCCCCCATGGTTTCACTCAGTGCTTTGCCTGCATTCCCTATTTCACTGAATCCTTCTCTGATGTCTTTGGTTCCTGTCAGCTCGACATCAATCTCTATTGTTCCACCATTAGCCATGAGAATCACTCCTTCATGTGTTGCTCGTGTTGACGTGCAATCATTTGATTTTGATTATATTCTATTATCTCAAGACTTTCAATGATTGCGCATGTTGGGGAAGGATAGATGTCTTTCATTTCAATCAATCCTGTTTTGATTCGATTGTAATTTGTGATAATTGAAGCAACCCGATTCATATCTGCAATGGGGCAAGATCTGATTTTAAGATCAGAGTATGCTTCTCCCGAGTTGGGTGCAACTCGATATCCTGGCATATACAATCCGTGCTCATCTTTTCGCGCTTGTTGAAGACCTGCTTTGAATGGTCCACCACAATTTCCACGCCTTCTCCTCAAGTCTTTATTCTCTTGACATTGTGAGCAATCCCACCCCCTCCCCCTGCTGAAGGGGATCCATATGGAGGAGGCGAGCGCTATTTTCCCGTGTCACCTGTCAAAGACACTCTTTGAATGTGCAAGACTAACTCGGTGATTGTTGTGATTCTCATGGAGTCAGGTCTGATCATTTGGATCATGTCAACCGTTGCAGGTTCTCCATTGATTGACACAAGGGACTCTCGAATCATTTCAATGTATACTCGACTGATGTATGCTTCATAATCGGCATATGCTTCACGCTCATCAATTGGGAGTTCATGATGCCATCTTGCTTTGTCTCTTAAATCAGTTGGAGCTTCAACCCAAAGCAACCGGCCCAACTCACTTCTTGTATATGCACCGGCTCGAATCTCGGCTTGCTCTCGTTCACTTGGTCCAAGTGGTTTAAGAGTGAATATAGTTGCATCACTTCCCACATCCTCAAGATGATTCATGTCACCTTCATTCAGATACTTACGACGTTGATCATCATTGCAAGTCACTGAGCTGTCAGCAGTGACGACCACGTCAAAGGTTGATTCTGTGGATGTAAGAAAGTTGATAGCCATTTAATTATACTCCAAGTGCAATCCGAAAAGGTGAGCATCCTGCATTTGCTTCGTAAGCCGCTCCCCCATTGACATCTCCAGCATAACGAGATTGATTGTAAGTCAGAGTCTGACGAACGATATCATTACCACTAACATCATACTTCGATGGATCATTTGCAAGTTGAGCAGCAGGGATCATGATGGCACAACCTTCACCATCAGCCGAGGGGCCTGTACCTACTAACACTTGGCGAACCGTTCTGTTGAAATAATCGTTTGCAATTGTTGTATTGACAGTTGACAAAGTCAAAGTCAGCTCAACATTTAAATCAGTGATCTCCATGTCAGACATTGCAAGGATTGATTCTGAATGACCAAGTGGTGTCAATGTATTTGTGACAGTCAAAGAGAAGTCTTCACAATCGACCGCGATTCTTGCAAGTTCGTCGGCTGATGTTGCATTGGTTAATGATGAAGGAGATCCACCACTGATCACAACATAAGAGTTTCTGAAGAAAGGAGGAGCACCTGTATTGTAAGTTGGCTCGATTGGACCAACTGCATTTCCATGATCATCTTGGATTAACGCTGATTGATATGTGAAGTCAGCCATCAATCTTCCATTGTCTAAACTAATAGCAAGACTTTCAAGAACGCATCCATAAGCATATGATCTGAAGTTCACGCCATCAACACGGAAGGTCAAAGAGTGCGTTCTTGTGCCTGTTGCAGTTCTTGAGCCAGGATACCACGTTTGAGTTCCTCGGATGTCCGGCGTTCCTGTGAATTGTGCAGAGAAGGCAGGAGATACGCTGATGTCAGTTCCACTCACTTCAGTGATTGCACTATATTCAACAACACCTTTTATGATAGATGAAATCAAAGTTCCTGTGTCAGTCGCCGCAAATCCAGCCGCCGCAAAATTATTGACGTTTGTTACTCCTGAAGCGGTAACATTTGCAACGCCTCCAACCTTAGTCAAGAAGCCAGCTCCCAAAAGCATGCCCAAATAGTTGGCATTGTAATTCGCTGCACTGCTTCCAATAGTGGTTAAGTCAACTCGAAGATTCACTTGTCCAGTTCTACGACGGACACGACTGCCACCACTGAACACGGTATCAGGTTCGGGAGGTACCATGTAAGAACCATCTCTTGCATCAGTTCTCTCACTTGCAACAACATCACCATAGATCAAGATAGGTTCTCTTTCACATGGGATTGATACATAAGAATATCCCGAGTTATCGGGTAAATTGTTGACGGTTGACAATGAACCAAAAGAAGATTCAATTGCAACACCTAGACTTCTATGTGTAACACTCATTATGCCTCCAAATAAAGCAGATCAAAAGGAACGATCAGCAAGTGACCAAGAATCTCACCAACATCATCAGTGATGAGTTCAGCTCTTGATTGTGATGGTATCACTGAGACTATCCCAGTTGTATTAAAATCATATTGAGGACCTTTGATTGTATCAATCAACTTTCCTGAGTCCTCTGTCATCATGCGAATCTTGAAGCCTTGTTCTTTGGGAACGGCATATCTCACATGGATCTCAACTGTCACTCGTTTTCTTCCACTCAAGCCAGCACTGCCATCATCCATTGCAAGACTTACAATTTCAAAAGCAAACTGGCGTTGACTTTGAAACCTTGTATTCAATGGAGATACAAGACCACTACCATCATTGATACAGACAAATCCCTGGTGAATGTCGGTCTTTGGGTCAATGGCTTCAATCATGTCTTTGAGCTTTGTGAGTGCTTTGAATATTCCTCGGCTCATGTTTTCCTCCCTAGTTTCTTGGAGATGTCAAAAGCAACGGCATTCACCAAAACATCAATCTCACTGTCAGTCAATCCAATGAATGGTCTGACTCTGTGTACTTCATATCCATAATGCTGAACATGCTTTGTCAATCCGATTCTGAAACGAGTGTCAGTTGCTTCAAGTACAACAAGGTTATTCATGAGTTGACCACTTAGAACAAGATCAACTTCAGCCGTCTTCCCTTGTCCTCCTTGGCGCTTCCTCGAATCATTCTTATATTGCTTATATCCTCCATCATAATAGATGGACTTACCTGTGCGAGAAACTCTTGTTCCTCCCTTGGGCTTGAGTCGAGCACCTTTGAAAGATACATACATGGGTTTTGTTGAGTACTTCTTGAACTTCCCCCCATTGGATGATAGGCCCTTCATGGTTCGACGCTTGACAGTTGCAACGGTATTCAATGCAACTGTCTTTGTGTCTTTGGCAGACCAGACATTTTGAGGAAGATTCAACTTGAGCTTGACTGACATTAGTGCCTCATCGATCTCGATGGGGTGAAGTCTTTGTCATACTCTGTCTTGTTGTAAGACTTCCAACTTGCACGAAAGTCAGTTGACTTTCCACCCTGTTTTTCAAGATCAATCTCACCATCATCAATCACTCCATCACCATCAAGATCGAGGTCAACTGATCGCAAAGCCAAATCCATCAACTCCATACATCTTGATCTCATAGCATCCGACGCATCAAGTTGAAGATTCATTTCATAGATTCTTGCCGCCGTGCAATATGCATGACAAAGCTGGAATGATTCAGCGTTGAAGATCTCATCTTCTGTCACATTGGAAGTTGATAATCGATCTCTTAACATCAAAGATAATTCATCAAGTGATGCTTTGATTTGTGGAGCAAAGTCTGATTGTCTTCTTGGTATCATGTCAGCAAGTGGAGCAAAACGATTGACAAAAGTATCATGATCGAGGCCGGTGTCAAAAGGTCGAGGAGTAACTTTGATCACCCCCTTGTCCAACTTGGATAAATTGTTTTGTCCAAGATCAGCAGTATATGAAACTAAGTATTGAAAAGTTCCGCTGACTGCTGTGACATTGGCTGATGATGCTGTCACATACCACATTGCAAACTCGATTGTTGCACTTGATGACAAGTCAATCTCACGTGGTAAGGGTTCGGCAAGGATGGCAGTTGTTCCAACAATCCGAACGATCTTGATTGAGTACCAGGCATCACCATTTGTTTTGAGGAATGCAAAGACTTGATCTCTCTCAAGAGAATCAGAACTTGCAATTGTCAAAGTCCTTCTGTCGTTTCCAATCGCAGTCACTGAGATGTCTGATCTTGAATGAGTCAAGTTCGTTGTGATATCACTGGCAACTTTGAAGGTGATGGAAGGAGTGCCATTCAAAGGGGATGGTGAGTTCCACTCGAACAAATGATTTTGACCTGTCATGAGTTTTCTTATCATCTCTTTGCTCCTTTGTTTGCATCAGATATGTCTTTGGTGGTTGCTCGGTCGAGGCCTGCCGCTTTTAAAAATCCTTCACTGACAGGACTCCATGAATGACGGCAGTTGTACCCACCGCCGGCGGTCTTCACTGGCAACCCTTGTCGATTGTTGAGCTTCTTCATTTGCGATTCACTCACCACTTTGTCAACGAGAGGAGAACAAAACTTTCTTGTTTCTCCATCAAGTGGACCAGTGTATAAATATAGATTCAAGCCAGCCTCATCAGCCATGGCCGCCGTGACACCTCGTCCATACATTGAAAGCTTTGTGTTGACTTCTGTGAGTTGTCTTCCTGTGGCTGACTTCATCTTTTGTGAAAGTGAAGAGATGGCCTGTGTCATTGGAACATCAACTGTCATTGCCACAAGTGACTCTTTGACACCACTTGCAACATTGGGGATGATCACATCATCAAATAATGTTTCAACCGCTGATGTCTGCATGATGTCAAGTTGTTGTTGGATTGGTGCAAGCCCAAGGTCGGGCTGAACAATCCTTGTCGTCTTCTCTACTGCTTGAGCTATTAAGTCAGCTTGCTCAATGAACTCGTCAATTGACAAGTCAAACCCCCCTCGAATAATGAAGTCAATCAACTGATCTCTATCAAGAGATAGGATTGTATTGGGGCTGCTTGCTGTCACTGCTGTCTCAAGTGTTTTTATAAATCTAGTCCTTGATTTATCAAGAACTGATTTCATTGATTTCTCTGCTTTGATCTGAGTCTTTAACTCGTTGATCTTTGATCTCGTAATTCGTGCGACATCACCACTTTGATTCTTGAGTTGCTTCTCAAGATCTTGAACAGCCAATTCATCGGCATCTTGTTCTGCGAGTAGTGTGGTTTGGGTGTCGCACATATCAACCTTATGCTAAGCAGTCTGTAAGGATATATCCAAGAGTAGAATCAATTGCTTTGAATTGTTGTACTTCTTCAGCATATACATATCGACGGGTTGCATCAAGACTGTCATATTGACCAGCTTGCATTCCACCAAAGTCAAAGTTCAAAGCGGCAACAGGCATTCCTTTTACATTACCAGACTTTTGTACGATTGCGTCAGCACCCTTCATGATACCACAGAAGATTGTTTCAGTGTTCCAAATCTGTGCTTCACTTGAAGTTGCACCAGGTACAGCAGTCTCGCGACGAGCTTCACCAACATAAATGTTTGGAATACCCAAGATGTTACGAAGAACTTCTTTTGTTGCTTCTTCAGTCAAGATCATATTACCACTTGCAAGACCGTTTGCTACGCTTCCTGCATATCCACGAACCTCGGGATTACGAGCTAAAGCACGGAATACACCACGACCAAAAATTAATGTATCGGGATTGATGCCATGAGCAGCCGCAAATACAAGATCCTTCAATTTGTCAAGACCAGTCAAAGCGTCAGTTCCTGCCGCGTCAACTTTGCCCAACATAACATTGGTGCAAATATCATTTGAGAAGGAGGCTGTATCAAACATTAAGTCAGCAGCACGCTTCTCTTTTGCGAGCATCATGGCGCGGCGAACCTTGCGCACAATGCGAGCTTCTTCTCCGCCAGGATATTGAGAGTCAATGATGTCTTCCATTGCAATTGAATCTTGAGCAGAAAAGATCTTTGCTTTGAAGGTCAAAGATGTTCTGTCAAAACTTCCAATGTTAGCACGACTTGCACCAGGAGCACGCTCAAGGTCAAGACCAACGCCTGCGCCCATGAAGTTACGGCTATTCTCAAGTAAGAAAGTACCACTTCTTTCGGGGATTTTTACGTTCTCAAAGATTTGATTTGCAATGAGCTGATCATCTGAAGGCACAACCTCAGAAACTAGGCTGGTTAAAATCTGATCGACTGGATGAATATTATTATATGAACTAGCCATGAGTCACTCCTTAAGCGTGTACGATTGTTGGACCAACGAATAGAACAGTGATTTGATCATTGTTAGCCGCTGAGGTTTGATTGATGTTAGGGATCATGCGACAAACTGCAAAATCACCAGCCGCCACAGTTTCAACTTTACCACCGCCAGTAGTGGCCTTTAAACGTGGATCAGTACTTGCAGTGATTGCACCTCCTGCAATAGCTCGACTAATTCCAGAAACTACAACGTCAACCGGATCACCTGCTGAAGCGCCTCTTTGAGCGATACCGACACAATTTTTATCAGTGCCATTTGTTGATACTTCAACTTTGCCTTGTGCGTTTACACTGACAATTTGAAATTCAGTGATAGTACCACCTGCAATGAATGATTGAATAATTTGATTAGTAGCCATGATTAACCTCCGAAAGCTTGACGGTAAAAGTCAGGTTGTTGTTCTCTAAATAAACTTAATGCATCACTATAGTTGATTGATTTCTCTTCAGCTAAGGCGCGCACTTTTTGGTCAAGAGTCTTTTTGCTGATCTCTTGTCCACTTGCTCCATGTCCAACTTCATTCAAAGGGACGCTTGAATTGGATTGTCTTTCGCTGAACATTTGCCAGAACTCGGGTTGTAGTTCTTTGATGTTCCAGGCTTTGGAAGCAATGTCTTGTTCAGCTGGTGAAATCTTGCCTTCTCTTAATAAAGAGCTGACAGCCTCTTCACATTTGATTTTAGTATTTTCAGCTTCAAGCTTTTTGACAGACTCACGAAGAGCAACGACTTCATTTAACAAAGAAACATCTTGAGAGAATGATTCAGAAAGCTTTTGCTTTTTGTCTTCATATTCTACCATCTTCTCTTTCTTGTCATCGTCGTCTTTTTTCTCCATCATTTTCTCATCGTCGTCTTTTTCAGCAAGGTCTTTTTTGTCGTCCTCTTCTGCCATTGTTTCTTCTTCAACGAGTGATGAATCTTTGTCATCCATCATCTCTTTGATCTTGGCTTCGAGTTCTTTGACCATTGCATCTTTTGCTTCTAAAGCTGCTTTTAATTCTTTGATTTGATCATCCATCATTGACTCCTCTGAAAGTGTAATTCGATCAATTTTATTATGGGATTGTGCTGGTCGTGGTGTCAGTGTGATTGCTAATAGTTGAGCATCTCCCACCTTGTCACCACCATCACGAGAAAAGATCTCGCCATGAATATATTCGGGAGATGACCAAAGGACACCGCCGGCATTCTTGACAACTTCAAGCCCACGCTCGTTATAAGCAGGCACGGCATAAAGTCCATCAGTTTTCATTTCAAGATCAACAATCATTCCAAGCGCAGTTCCTGACTCGGGTGGTGCAGGTGATCCACTTTGAAAAGGTGAAGTAGCATGTTGCCAATCAATGATGACTGGATCATGTTGCTGTCTTTCTTTGAATACTCGAACTAGTTCAGAGATCAGAGTTTCATCGATCTCCTTACCTATGGCATCACCACTCATTCGAGATGATACTTGTCCAAGTGACAGAGTCTTGAAGGGTTTGCCAACTGTCAATCCTTCAGGTACTTCATAAGAGCTTGATTCAGAAAGTTGGATTGCTTCCCCATAAGCTCTCAATGTTGTCTTGTTGTCTGCTGCATTCATTTGTTTAACAACCTTTCGCGCAAAGGCAAAACCAGCATCACCGCCCCAACCATCCCAAGCTTGACGGCCTTTGCCATAGTCGTCCCAAGTGGAACCCTGCTTGTCAACTTCATGTCTTGTGAAGTATGCCAACATTCGACGGACTGTATCGGGTGATAACTCACGACCGTTTGCAAGATCACGTGCACGAGCTAAACCAATGGGAGTCATCCCCCTTTGACTTGGTGGTTTCTCTGCTCTCTTCTTGAGTGCTCTTTCTGCATTCTCTTGGGCTTGCTTTGGTGGATCAAATGAGATGTGTGAATACTTCTTTGGAGCAAGTGAAATTGATTCGCTTTTCTTATCAGCCTTCTTGTCACTCTTTTGAGGATGACCCTTGGGGAGCAAATCAAGATCAGTGTTATAAGCTTTTTTACGTTGACCAGTGCCAACCAACTTAAGGAAGGCTTTGACCCTTGCAAGTGCCCACTGTTCTCGACTGCTAACATTGGGACGATGAGAAGATGAGAAAGCTCCTGCTCCCCTTCTATAAACGGCTTTAAGCATCCCAAGGTCAACACGCTTGGATTGAGATTTGTATCTGTCATTGTGCTTATCACGCAAGTTGACAAGCGCCTTCTCTGTGGCTTGACTTATCTTAATTGAACCTCGAGATCCACTTGCTGACCCCTTGGGGTTTTTCTTGGATCCTTTGATTCTATCCTTTGGAGGAGCTGGAGTTTGTGCCTTAGTTCTTTTCTTTGCCATGTCGCCTCCTTGCTCTGATCAGTTGTTCAGCAAGTAAAGCACTTCCACCGGTTGCACTTGATGAGACTGATCTTTCAATCGCTGATCTTTGTGCATCTTCTGGAAGGTCACCAGCTCCCAACCTTTCACGGATTGCACGCTCAAGTTCATCATCAGGAGTCAAGAGTCCAAACTGAACAAGAGGCCCGAGCATGCCGAGACTATTGGCCAAGTCATCAGTGTCAAGACCTGCATGGGTCAAGCGTGGTAACTTGGAAGGATCGACAGCCCCATAGTTGAAACGAATCAACCGGCCTATGGTTCCCCCTCCTCGTCTTCCTGGTCCGCTGACTTGTCCAGCTATGACATCACAAAGATTGATAGCTGATCTTCTGAAGACAGAAAGGTGAACTTCACCAACTGATCTTGATCCAGTGTCACTTATTCCGAGGTTTGCAAACTGAGCCAAGAAGGCTTGACTGATTTGATTGTCACACTCTTTGATGATGTCGAGTGGACCTTGTGAATATAAATATGGGGTTGTTGAATATGAGTCGAACTTAACGGCTGCATTCTCGACGAGATATGATTGCTCAGTCGAGAGGAACGCTTGAGCCTGTGCCTCTGCATCGTCAATCATTGCATCAATGTCTCCATCAGTTAAACCTTGAAGCTCTGCCACTGATCGATCGACTGTCACCTTTGGAGTTGGGATTGCCCAACGATCCAAACCAACACACATCATATTGGATACTCTTTGCTTTGTCTTCCACCACCACCAAACAGGCCGGAGCATTCCGACACCTTCAAAGTTAGAACCTGTACGATTCAAAGTAAGAAGGAGGATTTTATTGGATGGAATCGGCTGTGGATTCTTGCCAACACCAACGACGGTTTGAAGTACTCCATCGAGATGTTGACCGTCTCGGCTCAACCATTCATTGTGAGCTGATGGTTCTCGATCTGCATAATAGTCGAGGAAGACTTTTGTTCTTCCATTCTCATCGACACCAACTTTGTAAATCTCTTCAGCGTATCGATACCCAATGGTGACATACTCAAAAAGATATCCAAGTTGTTCTTCCCATGAGACAGACATCTGACCTGAGTGACCATCGAAACCGAAGGCTTCATTTGCATATCGAGCAAGCTCTTCAGATACAGGATCGTCCTCAATGCCTGGCTCAAATCTCCATGTTGCAGAGAGCAAGGTTTGTCTTAACATGTGCCAAGAACGACGGACGACAGGATCAGTCCTCAACATCTCCTCAGCTGCTCGAACCCATGAGAGTCCAGTGAGTGAAGTGTTTTGCTCATATCCCGATATGGTGCCACCGGATAATTGAGTCCCTGTAATACCCAATGTTTTGAAACGTGGATATCTCGCTCTTAAATGTTTTGGTGCATTGTCATCTTGATGCATAATACCCTCGTGATTCAAATCACTTTGGGTATATTATCATTTTGATCATATCATTTGTCAAATGTTATCTTTTTGATCATCTTCATGAAGTAGCGCTTGGATAATTTCAACAAAGAGTTTTACTGACTCTTTGAACTCTTCATTTGAAAAGATCTCTGCCGGTTGTGTGATCATCTCCCTTGTCAAATCGAGAACTACTTTTTTGTCAAGATCATTCATTACTTTGCTCTCCTTCATAGCTTCCTAATACTGCAATGGATTGCCTGTATAAACTTTAAAACATTTCCATGTTTATCATAAATACATGTAATGCCTCCAATTAATTTCATATATTCACGCTCATCAAAGTAAGTATTAACTTGCTCTTCAAGCTCTTCAATACTTGAAGCTCTTAATACTTTATAAATCTGATATCTTATCATTAGAAGTTAACCTTTCTTGATGAGCCAACTCGAACCTTTCGGTTCGGTTTGCTCTTTGGTTGATAGTTGCGAGCAGACTCAGTCCAATGATGAAAGATACAATCATATCTCAAAGCATCAAGTGGATCTTCCCTGCCGTCTTTCTTTGGTTGCTCTTTCTTATCCCATGCATATGAGAGGAGCGCTTTTCTGATTGAGTTACCGCTTGCCCTTTCCCCCTTCTCCCATACCTCTCGAGTGATCAGATACTTGCCCGAGTTGAAAGCTCTCTTCAATCTTTGGACACCATTGAGAACATCGGTTCGAACTGGATCAGTCGTTGACCTCATTGGCAAACCGATTCCACCTTCATCGGGATCCTTTCGAATTACTCTGAATGCTGAGAGTCCAGTGTGATCGCTTCTTGCTTTTCCTGCTTTATCAGCAACACCAGTATCAAGCCAAATTCTTTCTGATGGTGCTGATGATATCAATGAACGAGGATATGCCACAGCAAGGATCATCAAGCTGAGTTGTTCAATAGTGACTTCCTTGGGGTTGAATTCGTGAACAATGATTGAGGCTTCTCTTTGCTCATCGTATACAATGATTAAGACTGATGGTTTTCTAAATCCCCAGTCAATCGCAATCCGGCCGGTCATGGATGGATGATAAACAAAGTCATCGATCACATGCTTCTCATGATTGAATTCTGAATACACAAGACCACTCGGTGGTTTTGGTTTATTCATGACCATGGCTTCACGTTCATCAGGTGGAAGGAGCTTCGTTGCCTCAAACCACTCTTGACTCAAGTTCTCCTCGTTAACATATGAGGAGAAGAACAAGGGTTGACATTCAGCCTGCTCAGCTAACTTCACCCACCACGCATCAATGACAGGAAGACCAACGAGGATCATGATTGGAGATGGTCCACTTCTCAAACGACCGAGAGCTTTGTGTGCTACCTCAGAAGTCAGAGTCTGACATTCATCAATCATGCATACTCCACTGGTGACATTCAAACCTTCAAGTGGATTGTGAGTTGCTTCTCTTGTGCCAGGTCGATAATAGGAGCGACACCAAACGGTTGAGCCGTTCTCGGTATCAGTCCATAGTTTATTTGTGTGATTGTAAATCCATCCAAGAGGAACCAACCACTTCTCAATCTCGGGCATCAATACCGAGTTATAGCGTGGAGTTGTATCTGTGACCATGAGTGATGAAGTGCCAGGTCGTAACTTTGAAACCAGCAACATTGAAAAGACTAAGGCTGAAGTCTTACCACTTCCCCATCCACATCGAGCAGCCACAACACGGTCTTGTTTTCCTATGGCCTTAAGGATTTGAGTCTGCAATGGATTGGGGTTAATGTTAATCATTTCTTTAGTTTTAATCCTTTTGAAGTCAATGCTTGTTGCACTTTGGTGTAAAGATTATATCCAAGTATTTGTCCCATGAGTTCATCATTCGTGATTTGATTATCAACTTTTAACTGTGGATAGTGTTTTGCAAATGCCATCTTATGAGCATGAGCCACTTTAATATCAAGCTCAACAACATGTTGAATCTCATGCATAATAGTCTCCTTGCGCTTATCTCCTCCCTTATACAAGCTGACAAAGTATTGTTGCATTTGCTTGAAGATGTCATGATTGGGATTGCAAAAGATTGTTGTTCCAAGTCTTGTGACAAGTGATGTCATTGGATATGAGAAACCATTATAACCGATATAGCGACAATCTTCTTCATTAGTGGAAGGTTCCCAAAGGACACCTGCAAGAAGTTCTTTTTTCTTTTTGTTTTGAAGACTCTCTTTATTTAACTTATCGAGCTTCTCCTTCATCTTCTTGCTTAACTCTGGTTTATCTTTTTTGTCTTTGGATTTCGCTTTGGTCTTATCTCCATTAAGACTTAAATCAAGCTGATCCTCTCCTTCTTTGTCTGCTGCCATTTGCTCTTCAAGTTCTCGAGTTACTCTCAACTTAAACAAGAACTTATACTTTTTGAATATCGTTTCATCTGAATGTTTAAAGTTCATCTTCTTTTTTAAAGCATTGTCGATTGCATCAGATACTTCTTGAGGCATATTATCAACATAATGTTCTCTGATCTCCTTCAAGTCTAAGACCTTTGTTTCTTGGTCTTTGCTTCCATCCTCAATCATGAGAGTGTCACGTCCTTCATTGGGGAACACTCCATAATTTTTTTTAGGATCGTACTCAGGAGGAATAACAATAATCTTCACTTGACTCATGACTTCATCAGCAATGATCCCCCATTGTCTTGATGCTCGTTTCCCTGTTTCAAGATTGTATAATTCATTCTTATATTTTACTGCAATGAATCCATTGTTGTATGATGAAGGGTCAAAAAAAGAAGCTAACTTGTTATAATTTTTTAAATTGTTTTTTTGCCTATGCATTGCATTTTTATTAAATAATGTAATGACTTTAAATCCATTTATTATACTTTCATCAATTTTTTTAAATCCTAATGCATAAGTATGATACTCGAAGCCATATAGTTGATAATTACCATTACTCTTTTTTGAAAGACTTCCTACACTCACACCATTCAACATATTAAATCTTTTATTAAGATAATAACTATAAGACATTTCCTTAAATGATTTGCCACTTGCATCACGACACCAAGTATTATCCGTTGAATGCATTCCACAAAAATAAACAATAGTTCCATGCTTTTTGATTGTTTTGTGCTTGTTTTTATGATTATCAGCATTCCACCACTTAACCCCTTCAAATCCTCCTTCATCTTCATAGGTTGCCTCAAGCTCGCTCAAAGACACAACTTGCTTATATGTCAGTTCATACTCTCCATCATCTTGTTTTTCATATACTGGAATATGTCTGACACCAAATTGTTTTGCCTTCTTGTTGTAACACAACCAAATCATGTTGCCTTCATCTGACTCTCTTGTCCATGAGATGAACACAAGACCATAGTGATTGAAGTTGGCTGCAGTTGCTTTGATACCTATTCCAAAGTTGTCATGATGACCACCGCTGATCTTGGATGATGAATTATATTTATTAATATATTTCAACAACTGATCTGCGTTCATTCCGACACCATTATCAAGAACGGACAATCTTTTGATTCCACCTGGCAACTCAGCATGCTCATGCAATGCCATTGGGCAAGGTTCAATCTTGATCTTTGTTGCACCTGCTTCGATTGAGTTCTGAACTGCTTCCCTCAAGAATTGCATGGGTGCGACTTGTCGCCCAAATCGAATCATTGTTGATGATGGTGAATCATCTTTTATCGGTGTGAATTGACTTCTCTTCATATTCATATTATCTTCCTTGTTGACACATTAGACTTGAGCACTGGTGATTCTTTACGACTCGGAATCATCAGTGCTTTCTTGTTTTAAAATATTTGCTAGCATTCCATGAACCACATCAGTCCCTGTCTGCTTTGTTACATTGACCTCAAGTTCTCTCTTGACTCCCCATCGTTGTGGATAACGTCTTTCGAGGATCCAAGCGGCCGCTCTCCAATCTCCAAACTCTCTGATGGTATCGAGCAAGGTTGCCTCCACATCAGACTCGGTTGCATTGACAAACTCTCTGAATTCTGGAATCTCTTCTTTCCATCGATAGTATGTCCTCCTGTCAACATTGGCAGCTTGACAAGATGCTTCGATGGTGCATCCTTTTCTCAAGTAGGTGCATATGATCATTGCGACATCTTCAGAGTATTTGTATCTGTTCTCATGCGCACGCGGGGACACTGTGACTTTTGAGACATTTTCATGACTCATAGCTTCACGCCTTCCGAATTCAGTTAAGTCTTTTGGATTCATTTTGGATTGTTTCTCCATGGTTGATTGACAAAGGAATTCACTTCACTTGGGTTTGTTTCCCACTTGTAATCACTTTGCACTGGATCCTCTGTCTTGTCCCAAGTCCAAGGATCCAAGGCTTCAACTCTGTTTGATTCTGCTTTTACCTCTTGAAGAGATGGAGCTGGCTTATATTCAGTTGAATGCTTTGGTTGTTGATTGCGCTCAGGACGAGTATGAAATTCTACACCACGCATCAATACGGACCAGTCAACACGATTCTCACCATTATGTTGATAAGACCTTGCTTCCATCTCCCCATGAACTGAGAGCTTACATCCTTTGACAAGTGATCGAGCACATCTTTCAGCGATTTCACCAAAGGCCACAACCTTAAACCAAGTTGTGTTGTCCTGATTGTTGTATCTCTTTGTTACTGCAACGCTAAGACGAACCATCGTTTTACCTGCTTGAGTTGTCTTGACTTCTGGATCTCTCCCAAGATTTCCACAAATATGGATATGATTGTATCCCATTATTGATCCTCAATTCTATTTTTTAAATAATCTCGTTGATAAGACAATTCTTTTTGTTGCTCTTTAAGTAGGTAAATCCTGTTTTCAATAAGCTTGATTTTTTGATTGACAGGAATCTCATTGCCTTGATGAAGCTTGATACCCATCTCAATCAGAGTTCTTGCAGACTCACTGATTGAGATGTACTCTTCTCTTGCAATTAGTCTAATATACTCAGCATGAACATTGTCAATGCTGATTGATAATTGTGTTTTCATGTTTTCCTCCTTTGTGCTATTGTGTCAAAACAAATTAATTAAGTCAATGACTAAGTGAGTTATTATGAAAACAAAAAAAGAAAGTCTCGGATTTGTCACATTGGTTGACAGTATGGGAGACAGTGTCTCAATTGTAAATGCTGCTCGTGTGAGCTTTGGTAAACGCCGTGAAGGTCAACTGACAGAGGATGACAGGAGATTGATTCGATATCTTTGGAATCATCAGCACACCTCACCATTCAGACATATTACATTCACCTTTCACATTAAAGCGCCGATCTTTGTTTTGCGCCAATGGCAAAAGCACCAAGTTGGATCAACCTTTAATGAAATCTCTGGGCGGTATGTTAAATTCGATTATGAGATTTATGAGCCGGATGAGTGGAGAGCATCAATCAAGAATGTAAAGCAAGGATCAGGAGGACCATTGAAAGATCAGAAAGACCCAATGGACTTGTATCGGTGGAGCATCCAACATCAGTATTCAGTTTACAATCAATTGATTGATATGGGGGTTTGTCGTGAACAGGCTCGGTTTGTTCTTCCCTTGTCGACCTTCTCAGAATGTTATTGGACTTGCAGCCTTCAAGCACTCATCCACTTTTTGAAGTTAAGACTTGCAAAGAATGCACAGGCTGAAATCACTTTTTATGCTGAAGCAATTAAGTCGATTCTTGAAAGAGATGAGGATATGAAATTTATATTGGATGTGTGTATCAAATCATGAAGTGGAAGACTCACTGGATGAAGCATGCTCAATTAATTGCATCGATGTCACCTTGTCCACGTGCTCAAGTTGGAGCATTCATCATTGACGAAAACAACAATCCAATCAGCGCCGGCTTTAATGGTCCTCCTCGAAAGTCATCATCAAGTCTTTGTGGTGATGATCATGAATGTGCTCGAGATATTATGAAGATTGAATCAGGTACAAGGACCGAAGTTGGATGTCATCATGCTGAAGCCAATGCAATTGCAAATGCTGCTCGGAAAGGTGTTGGGCTTGAAGGAACAACTATTATCATCAGTATTCCTCCCTGTGTTGCATGCGCTAAATTGATTCATCATGCTGGCATTAAATCAGTTGCTATTTCATCGAGTGGATATTCTTTGGATGGTGTGCACTATCTTGAGTCAAATAATATTAAAGTGTTTTCATTGTCCCCAAACTGATGATGTATTCAATGGACTTCTTCGATCTCGTCCAGTCATCTCAATCGGTTGCTGGAACATCTCCTGCATTCTTGATAGAGCTGCATAATTACCATCAAATAATTTATCTCTTAACATGGATGGATGAATGTTAGTTGTGAAGATGACAGACATCTTTCCAGACTTCCACTTTTCATATATTGATCCAATCAACTCAATGGTCGTGTTCTTGAACCAATCAGAATACTTGTGAACACCACCACCAAGGCCGCCGAATTCATCAAGACAAAGTACTTCGACATCATTCAAGAACTGATCGAGATGAGGCTTTGATGTATTATCATTCCAAGAGTTCTTCTCTGCTTCAAAGGTTCGATAGTGATGAGCATACTTAACTTTGAATCCTTGGGAGGTCTTGTGTTTTGCAATGATGTATAAGAGACTCGACTTGCCATTGCCAGGTCTTCCATGCATCAAGAATGAAGGAGGCTTATTGATTCTATCCCAAGAGATCATCTCCTCAAATGCATTCTTTTGAAGTGCACTATCGAATTCATATTCTGAAAGTGAGGCATTCAAAGCATCATTCGGCAGCTGTGATCTCAATAATAGATTAAGTGACTTCTTAAGCTTTCCACAGTTACGACAAGGAATTGCATTGGGTTCACTGTTCTCCCTTGTGAACTCGTACCCTTCAACACAACGTTCACATGGAGGTTGATTAACTGCAAGGCATCGATTGCTCCCTGCTTTGATGAGATCATAAAGATGATATTCGTCGGGGTTGAAGTTCGACCAGTCTTGATTGACTTTGAATTGTAAAGGTTCTCTGTTTGGATCTTGAATAAACTCTTGAAGCGAGTTCAATAATTTTTTTAGTTCAGGACTATCACCAAGGCGCTCCATTATTAACTCCATGTCTTTTTGATCTGTGCATTTGAACGATAAAGATCAAAGTCTTCTCTGATCTCTGCTTTCTTGAAAGCTTCAAAGATTCTTGCTTGATTGAATGGATTTGTTTCAATCGTCTTCTTGTGATGTGCCCAACGTCTTTCAATCTCAAGTCTTCGATGTAGTGCTTTGAGAACATGAAGAGGAACTTTGCCACGATCATCACACATATGAGATAGATTTTTAAATTCTTGATTCTCAGTGTATTCCATTGCCTCTTCTTTTGTCACAAGTTTCAGATCTTCTTTATTGATATCTATATTGATATCTTTATTGGTTATATTGGTTATATTGATATATGCATCATTTTGAGACATGGTAGGCTCATTTTGATACACGGTAGGCTCATTTTGATACACGGTGTTATCATTTTGAGACAACGGTTGTGTCATTTTGATACTATCGATAGGCTCATTTTGAGACAACGGTTGACTCATTTTGATACTATCGATATTTACTTTGATTGTAGTCTGGAATTTATTAAATGCTGTTCTGTCACAATCCACAGTCAACCAACCAGCTGCTTTCAATCTTTTCATTGCTCTTGCAAATGTTGCTCTCGGGATATCAGCATACTCACAAAGGTATGTTTGAGTGATTCGACCAATCCAAGTTTCCCAATCAACATGTTTTAAGATCACTAGCATCACAGTTTTATCAGCTGCTTTGATTCCTCTTGCTTTTAAAACAAGGGTTTGAACTTCGAATTCATTCATTGTGTTCTCCTTTTTTACAATGGATGACTTATATTGTATAATGTGAATTATTTTGTCAATAAAATATTTTATTTAGTTTTTTTTAAAAAATATTTGACATAGCAAATGAATTATTATAATACTTGATTATCAACAAAGGAGACGCTATGAAACTTTATCACACAAGTCCAGAACTAATCACAAACATCAATTCATCATATGACAACGAATTTCAAGGAGCTTTGTTTTTCAGTTCTACTCCATACTTTATGTCAGGAGCTTCAAAGATTGTATATGAAATTGAAATTGCAGAAGATCAAATTTTAGAAGTTTGTGATCTTGAGTATAACCAAGAAATAATTGACGAAATTAAAGACAGGTTTAATGTTCTTTTTGATATTGAAATTGATGATGATGATGCTTATGACTATCTTTTAGAAGATTTAAGCGTATGGAATACAATATCCGACTCTGACAATTGTGCTGATTTTGATTGGTTTATACAAGGGATTCAGGCTAAAGCAGCAAAAAAAGAAAACTATGTTGCTGTTGAAGCTGAAGATGAGCAAGGGACAGTCTTCATTATTAACATGATCAATAAAGAGTCACTTTTAAAAGATGTAACATCTAAATTTTTAGGAGCATAAAATGAGCAAATTGAAACGACGAATCAAATCATCATTAGCAAGCCAAGGGTATACTATGACTCAACTTGCTGAGAAGATGGGTATCACACAATCGCAGCTCTCAAACTATTTGAGAAGCCAAGGAATCAAGATGAATACAGCATTAAGAATTGCTGATGGTCTTGCAGATATGACAGGCTATCAATTGACTCTTGATGACTTTCGAAAGGATGAGGACCAATGAACTTTCAAGCCGGTGATCAATTTATTGACCCCAACACGGACGAAGTATTTCACATTCAAGAGATGGAGGAGGCCACGGCTTATCCTTTTAATCAACCACCTGAAAAGGTTTATTCTTACTTTTTACGAGGTACCCAAGGCAATGAACTTGAATTAAATCATTGTGAACTTGTGGACCTTATCAACAACGACCAACTCATTGAGGAGCTTTAAATGTTATACGCTATTATCTTAATCTTAATCTGTGTAATTCTTTTCATGTGGGAAGAAGACCAACCCATCAAAATCAGCAAGTATTCACGAGTGATCAATCATGATGTTACCTTGTCAATCTTTGAGGCCATGAAAAGAATCGAG